CCTAACAACTGTGCCGTCCATCTTGCGTTTCCATTTTGAGTTTTTACCCCCCAGAAACGAAGCTTTTTTTCTCTCGACACCCATGTGCTTATGTCTGACGCGCTTCACTTTAGCAATGAGAGGTATATCAACCGTAGAGGTATGTACACGATGGCAACGACGATGAGCCACCAGCCAGTTGCTATCATCATCTCTTCCACCTGCTTCCAAAGGTATCTCATGCGAAACGTCCCATTCTTGTCCTGCTGTAACCTTCATGCTGCATAGATGACATGTCCCGTCATGTCTGACGAATATGTCAGCCCGCATCTTAGGCGTTATTCGGACACGTTTCATTGGAGACGAAAGTTTTCATCAAAATCAGATGTTTCTGTAAAACTTTCCGCAGCGTCATGCAAACAAGCAGAGAAAAATTGAGCGGACTTCTGTGCAGAAGTTTTATCGGGAGCCCCTAATTCTATCAAACTTGCAAGACCATTCAGAAAGATACTTGCCATAAATAGCACTCCTTTTTCACCATGTTCATCGAATATACCTTCAATAACAAGGCAAATTTCTTCGTCATCACGACTAGTTAATTTCCTATTTATATTTGCCATTGATATTCCCCTTAAAGCTTCATTTCTGCACGACGATTGGCAGCATGTGACTGCCACTCATGGAACTTCATTCGAATGTATTCGAGTTGAACCTTCAGCATGGCAGCCTGCTGTCGAGCATCAACCATTGATTTCACATATTCCACCCAACGATCCGACGCTTTAACCGACATTTCAGCTTTGCTAACCGGCATGTCGCCCAGTTCAGACATCCATTTGGACAGAACGGCGCTCTTTGTTTCCTCCAACATTGATGCAGCAGAGTCGGCATCTACCCACTTTTTGGCGACGATCCTAAACTGCTCCGACAGTGGTTGGTTGCTGTCCATTCAAATCCCCCTTTATCTGCTTTGCGTTAGACATGTCTATGAATGAGTTTTCTCTCATAATTGAACCACCATTGACCGTCGATTGCGTTCTGGTGATTCTTTCTTCTATTTCTGGTTTCCAGCCAAACTTAGGTTCCCATAGAACTTGGTATAGAAGGACGTCCTCATCGACCAAATACAAAAACCCAAGAAATGGCACTTGTAGCGCTTCGGCGACATATCGCCCTTTATGGATCTTTTCTGTCGTTACCAACCATTTCCAATCATACTCACGAACAAGCTTCTCTACAGTGAGGTCCCTCCGGCATTTGGTCTCTACTACGGCTTTTATGACGCCATCCTTGATAAGGCCAGCGTCAACGGCAGCAGGCGTATCCTTCGGCGTTTCACAGTACTGAAAGTTTGGGTTCTTTCCATGCCAAAGGCGGACGGCTCTGGCTTCTTGGACCAGAGTTTCTTGCCCTCTCGGGGTTGATATATCCATTCTAGAATGGCACTTCGTCGTCGGCGATAACCTGCCGGGTTTGCGGCTCCGCCCTTCGCTCAGACGGGGCATCCTTACGCTTGAAGCTCTGGCTAAAGAACTTCACCCCACTCTTGCCCTCCTTGAGCCAAGCGGACTGCCAGTAATCAACCCCGTCGATGGTCACTGTCCCCGTATACTGCGGGGACTTTTCATTCATCATTTTGTCGTTCTTAAACAATGTGCCCGTCAGATCACGCTTCTCATATGCCATCACTTATCTCCTGTAAGTTTCTTAAGCTGATCAATCTTTACCGTAACCTCAGACAAAAACTTGGAAACTTCTTCCTCCAAGGTCTTGATCATTTCTTCGTCGCGCTGCACGCGCTTAACGAAGATCTGCATCTCTTCGGGCAAGCGCGGATCATAGCTGACAAAGTCACAGAAGGACCGGCCAGTACAGGCCATCTGCCATTGCATCTGCGCCATATATTTGCTGGGGACATCTTGACCCAAAACCGTCTCAATATGAGTTGAAGTATTGGGACACTTTATCTCGATCAACCCACTATCCCCTACCAGACCGTCTGGGGAAGCCCCAGACATCGCAATGGTAGGATGGGGCACGAACCCGACCTCTTCCACCAACTCCCCTGTCAGCGCCTCGTAAGAAGCACGTGCTAGTGGTTCGGTATTCGTGCCCCACAGCATTGCTGAGTTTTGATAGAAGTCGGTAGCCGACCCCGTCAAAATCTCAACAACGATCTCTGCCATATAGTTGGCCCGACTGGTGCTGTATCCAGCCTTGGTTTTGGCCACGATGTCCGCAACGCGAGACGCTGTAACCTTCCCGCGTCTGGCTTCAAGCCATTCTGGGCTGCGCTGTTCCATGTGCATGGCGCTCATTGCTGCACCTCTGAATCAGCGACGCTGGAGGCTTCCTTGAAGGACTCCAAGAACGGCGTAAGGGCGTCTCGATCAGCTTTCGGAAGCGCCTTCCAAAACACACGAAATGATTCCGACCCCTTCTTTGCCTCGGCAAGCGCCTGAGCCTTAAGGTTATCCGAAACCTTGCTACGGACAGACTCAACAGCAGTGTTGCCGTCATCATCATAGCTCGCGAGGCAAAGCAAAGACATCAGCCCAATTCGACGAGCATATGTGATCGCGCTTGCATATCCATGCGGATCGATCTTGCCAGCAGGCATGAACAAAGTCTCTGATATAAACTCGCCAGACTTGTGCATGATGATCGTCTCAACTTCAGCGCCACCGTCAACGACACGGGGAGCTTGGAGAATAGCGAGATCACATACAGCTAGAGGCTCTCTGATCACGGAGCGAACAGCAGCTAGATCGGCATACTTGCTCTTGTAGAAAGGATTGGCGCTGGACTTGGATGCATCGTCGATCATGCCCTGAGCGCGGGAAATAGCGCCTGCGATCTCGGCAATGGTGTCTGACATTTTCATAATCTATCTCCTAAGCTTCTAACGACTGATCGCGGATGGCGTCTTGTAGTTTCTGGTCCTTGTATATGTTCTTCACAAGCAGGTCGAAGAGCCAGTCTCCTGCCACGAACGCAAGCACCTCTCCGTGCCCATCCAGCATTCTAAGCTCATCAACGTACCACTCACCTAAGATGTCGATCTCGATATCCAAGCTGACATCGAGCAACATGATTGATGGGCAGGAGGGGATCTCGTACTCGTCGAGGACAAAGATCGTCGGGGACAAATCGCTTTTCATCTGTTTTCTCCGTTTCCGATACCCTCTTGTCTCATATCATATAATTGATGTCAAGCGATGAAAAGGGTTGACAAGCATTTTCTTTTCAAGCAGGGTATCTCACATGAAACATAGGCACCCATCATTAGTAGATGTGTTCGTCGCAGTAGGCGGCGCATCAGAGCTGGCTAGACATCTTGGCATCTCGCGTCAGGCGGTTGGCCTGTGGCTTATGGTTCCGCTAAAGCATATAAAAACCGTATCAAAATTGACTGGGATCTCCCGTCAGCAACTTAGGCCAGACCTATATGAAAATTAACCGCTCTACCGTCACGCCTGTACAGGTTATGTCATCTTTCAGATCGGGCAAAAGCACAGCCGACATCGCTAAAGAGCTGTTGGTTCCTGAGTCATCAATCTATAGGCTTCTCGTTATCGCTCGCGAAGCACAGAGGCTTTTTCATGATCACAATTGTCCTATCTCTACCACCATCCATGAATCGGCTGTGGCGCAGTACGAAAGGTGGCATCGTCTATCGTTCCCCGAAGTACACGGCGTGGAGAACGCCAGCGATCTGGCAGATTGCGGCGCAGGCAAAAGGTAAAAAGATTATTGGGCCGTACAAGTTAACGATGGAAGTCGTCCGGCCTGACAAAAGAAAACGTGACCTCGATAATCTTTTGAAAGCCGCCAGTGACGCTTTGGTAAGCGCTGGGATCTTAGAGGATCACAATTGTGAATGGATTGACGCCCGTTGGGTAAAGGAGGGGCCAGAGTGCGTTCTGATCGTTGAGGAGCTTAAACAAAACGAAAGCAAATCAGATGCAAAAAACAAAAGATGAAACCGGTAAAGTTTATGGTCGCCTTACTGTCCTTGGCCGGGTCTATCCCAAGCGGACGTTGTTGATGAGGCACCGGGCGATCTTCCAGTGCCGGTGCGCTTGCGGGGACGAGATGTCAGTCAGCGGGAACCTTTTGCGGCGAGGCATATTCAAGCAGTGCGGAGCCTGCACCATAAAAGAAGAGAAGGCATGGGGGAGCAGATAATGGCAGCTATATTTGTGGTGATCTTGTTCTTCTGGTCCATGTGTCTGGTTGTCATGGCAGCCGTAGTTATGACACGTGCGGAGCGCGCCGCAGAGAAGGCGGCCAAGAAGGAGTCAGCGAAATGACAGACGGCCTTAGACTTGTATGCAGCCAGTGCGATCACCTGTGGACGGTGTGCAGATTGCCGATTGAGATAGAAGAACTGGTCAAAGCGACAAAGCACGCTTGCTGTCCACGGTGCGGCGACAAGAAGCCCTTAATCTATACGGGGAACAAGAATGAAAGTTGAATTGATCGACCACATGGGCAGCGATCTGTCCGTCTGTAATGCGGCACGGGTGTCGTTCGCAAAGGAAAGCAGTTGGGAGGGGAGCACCGATGAGAACACCAACTGGACGCACGGTCTTCAGGTTCGTGACGTAAAGCTCATCAACTACCTAGCCAAGCACAATCACTGGACCCCATTCGGACATGCGTTTGCATCGTTTAGAATTAAAGCCCCGCTTTTTGTGGCTCGTCAGCTTG